CCTCCCACTTCTAGGGCAAAGTTTGCTACAGGAAAAGGCAACGCTGGAAAGACGGAAGTGATTTCTGCAATATCTTCCAAAACAGGCATGGTCTTTTCTGGCTCCGGCGCAGACGACGAATGTGATGCATGGATTCTTGAACAGATGGGGCTTGCATATTTAGGAAAAAGCCAATACGATTGGACGGCAACACAACTATCGTCTCTAGAGAAGATAGATTGGTCAGCAATGGATAATATAAAGGACTCAAGTGCAAAATAGAAACAATCCAATTAGTCAGGTTGATATCGAAAACGAGCTTCTTCGCTTGATAGGAATGCTAGAAGAAGAAACAGAAGCTTTTGAAGTTCTTGCTATAGACAATGCCAAGAAAGAGGCGCTTCACAAGTCCAATTGGGCCAAAGAATACCTATCAGCAAAAGGCTCAATCAAGGAACGTGAAGCATGGGCAGACTACAAGTTGGACGAATCTTCATTTGATTACAAAATCTCTGAAGCGCTTGTTAAGTCAAAGAGAGAAAAACTTCTATCGCTACGCACATCAATTGACGCAATGAGAACCCTCAACGCAAACGTAAGGCACCAAGTATGAGTAACGGTATCCATCCGTCACTAATCGGTATGGCGGTAGACATAAACACACTTCTGCCACTTGAGAAGAACCCAAGAATTGGAGACGTTGACGCAATTACTGCTTCCTATGCGGAGTTCGGCCAAGTAAAACCCATAGTTGCCAAAAGAAACGATGATGGAACGGCAACTGTAATTGCCGGTAATCACCAGTTGGAGGCCGCCAAGATTCTTGGATGGGACCAGATTGCTGTTATTTATCTTGAGGGCGATGATTCTCGTGCTGTTGCATTTGCGCTTGCCGACAACAGGACTGTTGAGCTTGGTTACTCTGAACCAGAAATTCTTTATGAACTAATCAGTTCAGTGAGCGATTACTACCCAGAGCTACTAGAGGGCCTTGGTTGGGATGAGTTTGAGATTGCCGAATACGAGCAAGAGGTTTACAGAAACAGCAGTGAGATGTCCACTAGTGGTAGTTACGTTCCACCGGTTCTTATCGATAGAAACACGGAGATTCAAGGATTTGACGATGTCCCTGAATTGCGTCCACAAGAGTTCACCGTCACTAGAGACAGTGAAGGTGAGAAAAGAATCGTCGCCCCTTCTTCTTCTGACCAAAACGATATAGCTATTCGTGGTTCAACAATGGCTGCAGGTGCTGGTCAGCAAGCAGTGGTTCAGTTCACGCTTGTCTTTGATAACCCTGCCCAGCAGTCTCGTTGGTACGATTTTATTCGCTGGCTAAGAAGTGATGTTTCAATTGTTGGGAATACAACTGCAGAACGGTTAATGGACTTCATCGGCCAACACTCGGAGATTTAATGAGTATTTGGTCGTGGGTGCTTGGAACTCTTGGTGTTACCGGCCTTTTAATTGCTGGCAATAGAGTTTGGTGGGGCTGGTTAATAAACTTAGCCAATGAGATTCTTTGGGTTGTTTACGCAGTTAAAACAAAACAGTATGGATTTATTTTGATGGCTGGTGCGTATGCGCTTGTCTATGCTAGAAACGCTAGAAACGGTTGGAAACATAATGAGTCCTGAAGAGTTAATAGAACTTGAAAAACTATTTGAAAAACTAATAGCTGAGCGTAATGAACTAAATCGCGTAATAGACGAACTTCGTGCCGAAGTAAATCGTCTTTCTCAGATTGCGAAATACTAATGACTAGACAAAGAATGTTTCTTGACATGAGCTGCATAGATGCAGCCCGCCAAAGAATTAGGCACGTCTACGATACTTTTGATACCGTATGTGTTCAGTTCTCTGGAGGAAAAGATTCCTCTGCGGTTATGTATCTTGCTAAAGAGGTACACGAAGAACGCGGTCTTGGGCCAGTAAAAGTTATTTTCCGAGACGAGGAAATGGTAAGCCCTACAACTATTGAGTATGTAGAAAAAGTGCGAAACTACGACTGGGTTGACATGGAGTGGTACTGCCTCCCTTACCCTGCAGAAATTTGGGTTCTCGGACAGAGGGTTACTACAGTTCTGTGGAGCAACATGCGTAAGAACCAGGGAAGGCTCGTAAGAGACATCCCGCCTTGGGCTATTACGGGTGAAGACTTTGGTCTAACCCACGATGTATCTCTTCCAGAACAGACCGACTACTACACCATGCAGGGCAAGAAGGGGAATGTTGCCTTCATCACCGGCGTTAGAGCAAGCGAGTCAATGGTTCGCTATAGGTCCTGCGTTCAGAAGTTGCATGAGAACTACATCGTTACTCCGTACAAACTCAAGACCGGAATACCAATGAAGTTTGCCAAGGTTATTTATGACTGGAACACAAACGACGTATTTAAGTTTTTGATTGAAGAACACGGTTCTGAGTACTGTGAGTATTACGACCTTGCTGCCCAGACGGAAAGTAACACAAGAATCGGTATCCCACTCCACAGCATTGCTATTCGCAGGATTGGTGATGTGGTTGCTACGGAACCAGAGTTTTACGACAGGCTTGTGGAGTGTTTTCCCCACATCGATGCTCAACGCAGGTGGTGGCCAGAATTTGACATTGAAAAACTTATTAACGAATACTCGGGATTGGGTTTAGAAGGTGCTTCAATGTTTATTGAAGACTACCTAGTTGGTGAACGCAGACAAATGGAAGCAAAAGCATACGTCTCTAAGTTTCGCAAGAAGCATCTAGAAGACCAACGTGCTTACCCAATCAGTCTGCTAATTAGAACTCTTGTTCTCAACGAAATAGATGGTGGTTCACCTTCTCCTGTTGGGCCAAGAACTAGAGCATACACAGTAAGAAATAATGACGAAGAAATGGAAACAACATATGAAGTATGAGATAGAGGAAGTTGACCCATCAACACTTATCGTCCCACCATGGAGAGCAACCTACATACTGAGACCAGACCTTTTAGTGCTTTCTGCGTCTTTGCTCGATTTTGGTTTTATTCAACCAATCCATGTATCTGCTAGAACCGGAGAAATCATTGATGGCTCTGAGCGCTATTTGTTGGCTACAAATGTCAAGCAGATAATGGAAATAATTGGTAAAACAATCCCGGTCATAAAGCATGATGTTGGGACCATGGAGGCAATGGAGATGCATCTTCGACTAAATAGAGGAAGAGGCTCGGTAGTGGCCAAACCTATGTCATCGATAATTAAAAAACTTGTCAGGTCTCGAGCCGCTACTGAAAAAAGCCTAGAAAGAACGTTATGCATGAAGGGAAATGAATATTCTTTAATGATTGACGGCACAATATTGAAGTCAAGGAATATCAAAGAATATACATATTCAAGAGCATGGGTGCCAGTAGAGGCTCCTCCAGGGACGCTTGATAAGGGTCCAGTGATTGAATCACCACCGAATAGCGACAGGTAGTTTTTGGCGCGGGTATTTAATTCCGAATTAGCGCCATATGGTAAACTTCTTTAAAATGTTTCTCAAAGAAGTTGGTTGATTATGCCCAGAGTAAGATACGGCCCGGACATTACGGACGACGCAGACTCCCTACTCCTCGACGCAAGCCGAATCAAGAACCAGCTCAACAAGGCTAAGGGTGAAAAGGCCAGAGCAGCTCTCATCAAAGAAAGAGACTTGCTAAATCAAGCAATCAAAGACATTTTTGGTTCTCGTGCCAATGCTAGAAAATTGCAAAAAGAATCTACAAGACTGCAAGGGTATCTATCTCCTTCAGAAATTAGAGCCCTTGGCGTAAAGTCAAACAAAAAGATTAAAGGCAAAGGAGTGCTTGGTCTTGCAAATTCTCCGCGTGGCAGCCAGCAGATTGGTCGCAAAAAGGGCTACAAGGCTCGCGCTAACCCAATTAACGAAGCTCTGTACAAGTCGGCAACAGAGAGGGCAAAATCCTCAGCCATTCTCAAGCAGGTAAAGAGGCAGAAAACCGCTGCTGAAGCAAACAGAAAAGCATCTAAATCTAAAGCTAAAAAAGTGCAGGCAAAGCAAAAGTCGGCAGCAAAGAAGGCTACGCCAACTAAGAAGGCTGCTCCAGCAAAGAAGGCTGCTCCAGCAAAGAAGGCTGCTGCAAAGAAAGCCCCCGCTAAGAAGGCTCCAGCAAAGAAAGCCACGCCAAAGAAGAGGCGCTAAATCGGTCTTTATGACTGATTAACGCCTAGTGGAGGTATCAAGTGCTAGTAACTCAAGCAGACCTTATTAACTACATGGACATAAAGCTGTCCTTGCGTCAGCAGGATGCAGCCGAGATGATTCTTGCAGGTCTCCAATCAGAGATGGAAGCTCATCTTGGTCGACCTGTTGAGGTGGTGGAATTCGAGGAAGACTACACTGTAGAAGGTACATACCACGGCGTTCCTATGGGTACCTTCTTGTCGGCCCCACCGCATAGCTACACGGACTCGTTTGTCCAGTCAAATATGGTAGATAGCACAACATGGGCAACCCCTCCAAGCACTATCTATTTCCGCAATTCGCCTGTTGTAAACGTGTCCGAAGTAGTAGTAAAACCGCTAAACGGAGAACCAAGAACCCTCATTGTTGAGCATGACTATGTTGTGCGCAGGTTTGGTATTGACTACTTTTACGCCCTTGATGGTGACGTAATTACAGTTACTTACACTGCAGGCCTGGATGGTACAAATATACCAATGTTTAAGCTTCTTATCCTAAGAGCGGCTTCCAGGGAGATGCAGAACATGCATGACGATGTTGTTGGCCTCAAGGACATAACAACGCGAAATGTCGGACCTCTGGTGACTGGATTTTTGGATACTGAACTTATGTCTCTGAGGAAGTACAGCCGAAGAAGAATTGCATAACAATGTCGGCACCAGTAAGAGTAGACATTGAGGTCAGGATTGAAAAAGTCCAGAACTTGGTTGCAGACATCCAAGACAGGATTACCGATGCTAAGCCTGTTTTTAGGTGGGCACACCAGGTCCTAAAGAAGACATTTGCAGAAAACTTCACATCACAGGGGCTTCCTGTTGGTGGATGGTCCCCGCTTGACGCTGAATACGCCTCATGGAAGGCCAGGGAGCTCCCAGGGAGACCAACGCTTGTCCGTAGCGGAGAGTTGTTTAAAAGCCTCTCCGAGCTATCTGACCCCTCTGTGAACCAAATAAACAAACTAAGTGCTACGTTTGGAACTGGAGTGAAATATGCTCCGTTCCATCAGACCGGAACACCAAACATGCCAAAACGCCAAATTCTTTTTATCCCGCAATCCTTTGTCAGTGAATTTGCAGAAAAACTAGCAAACTACATTGTTGAAGGTAATGAAGGGTTGACAGCATAATGCCTACAGTTCCTGGATATCCATTAATGCATGGCGCTCAGTTTGCCAAGCAGTATGTAAACAATTACCTTTCAGAAGATGTTCCTGTAAGAATTATTGATTACCGTAACGGTTGGAATGTTGACGACATAACCCTTCCGACCCCTGAGGGGTTTACAACATACGAACCGTTTGCTATCGATACATGGCCGCTTGTTATCACTGTAGTTATCTCTTCTACGGCTTTTAACCGTATTGGATTTGATGGCCCAGACCCTCTTTATAGGGTTTCATACTCAATGCGCACCTATGTTTGGGTAAAAACAGAAGGCTCAGAAGAGTGCACGATAATGCGAGATAGGTTAACAACCGTTCTCAGGTCGGCCCTTCTTGATTATCCATGCCTCAAGGCCTATGACGAAAGAACATCTTTTAGGGCAATGATTGACGAAGGTTCAATTCGTGAAGAGTTTTCCGATTTAACACTGCTTAAAGGCGACAGAATTATGGCTGGGGCATATATTTCCTACAATATGGAGATAGATGAGGTAGTTTCTCGCAAGCCAATCGGCGTTGTGTCAAGCATTGATTTAGAAATAGAAGCCAGTGGAGATTCATCCGCGCCACTTCCTATTTTGTAACTTGTTATGTCGTATTCTATTTATACAGCATTCTTTTTAACAGTTGCAATAATCAACACGAAATCATCTGTACAATATAAACCGTTGGCGGCATTGTCACTCAACACGAACCACAGGAAGGTCTTATGCCAGGCGTAGTAATCTCCACAGCAGTCAGAACAGGCCCATCTTCCGCGACAGTGCGCGAATCTTCGCAGCTTTTTGTTGTCGGATTAGCAGAACGAGGAGCTGTTGGCGAAGCAGTTTTAGTTCAGAGCCTTGCAGAATTTGAACACATGTTCGGCGGATACGTTTCGTATTCGTACCTCCACCCAACAGTAGAAACCTTCTTTGAAGAAGGCGGCACTCAGGCTTATATCTCCAGAGTTGTCGGCGCTGACGCAGAATCAGGAACGCTCGTTCTTGAAGATGCTGACGAGGACCCAGTATTGACAATTGACGCAAACGGTGCAGGCGCATGGAGCTCAGATGTTGAAGTTACTGTTACTCAGCCAACAGGAACAACCTTTGCAGTTATCATCTCTTACCAAGGTGACCCTGTGTACAGCACGGGCAACGTAACCTCTGTGGCACAAGCTGCTGGTCGCATCAACTTAAGCTCAGTTGCTTCTCGCTACGTAACGGCAACAGCCGTTGTTGGCGCAACAACAAAGCCAGCAGTTCTTGTAGCAACAAACCTCTCAGCAGGAGACGACGACCTTGCACAGGTTGATGACGACTCCCTAATTGACGCCCTTGAAGTCTTCAACGACTCGCTCGGTACCGGTGCAGTCTCAATCCCAGACGCAGAAACGGCAACTCGCCTTTCCGTTGGTGGACCAGTTACTGACTACGATGGCACACTAAAGGCCACTCAGGACGTTTCTACTGCTCTTATTGCTCACGCAAATGCAAATAATAGAATTGCTATCTTGCACGGAGGCGCTGCCGATACTGTTGCTAACGCAATCTCGAAGGCAGGAGAACTTAAGGTTCTCACAGAAACCGAGCATGCGGCTATGTACTTCCCGTGGGTTAACGTTCCAACAACGATTGCTGGTGTATCAAGGCTTATACCGCCAGACGGCTATGTTGCCGCCAAGCGTGCACAGGCTCACAACCAAGGTGGAGCACATGTTCCAGCCGCTGGTCTTATCTCTACAGCAAGATTCGTTACAGGTACTGCTCTTGATATCAACAAGACATCTGGTGACCAATTGGATGACGAGCAAGTCAACTCAATTAGAATCATTCAAAACTCTGTAAGAATCTACGGTGCTCGTTCATTGTCAATTGACACTGAGAACTTCCGCTACATC